AATATAATATGGAGGGGTTTATAGATATATACGGTATGCCAGTTTTAGAAAACCCAAAATTACCCAAGCTGGGTATTGATGGGGAAATGATTACTAAAGGTGCAGTCACATATTGGCAAAACGAAGTAGACTCTTTAAAAAATGATGCAGATGCATTAAATGAATTTTATAGACAATATCCTAGAACAGAGTCACACGCATTTAGAGATGAAAGCAAGCAATCTTTATTTAACTTAACAAAAATATATCAACAAATAGATTACAATGATTCTTTAATAAAAGACAGATTTTTAACTAGAGGTAATTTTAGTTGGAAAAATGGCGTTAAAGATGGAGAAGTTTTATGGAGTCCAGATACTAGAGGTAGATTTTTAATTTCTTGGACACCTAAAAAACAATTGCAAAATAATAGTTATATTAAGAACGGTAGAAAATACCCAGGTAATGATCATATAGGCGCATTTGGTTGTGATAGTTATGACATATCAGGAACTGTAGGTGGTGGAGGTTCTAATGGCGCTTTACACGGAGTAACTAGATTTAATATGGATGATGCTCCTAGTAATGAATTTTTTTTAGAATATGTAGCTAGACCTCAAACTGCTGAAATATTTTTTGAAGAAGTATTAATGGCTTGTGTATTTTATGGTATGCCTATTTTAGTTGAAAATAATAAACCTAGATTATTATATCATTTTAAAAACAGAGGTTATAGAGGTTATAGTATTAATAGACCAGATAAAGCATATAATAAATTATCTAAAACAGAAAAAGAGTTAGGTGGTATACCAAACTCTAGTGAAGATGTTAAACAATCTCACGCTGCGTCTATAGAATCTTATATAGAAAAATATGTAGGAATTGATTTTAGTGGAGATTATAGAGACCCTGATTTAATTGGAAATATGTATTTTAGTCGTACCTTAGAAGATTGGGCAAGGTTTGATATTAATAACAGAACTAAGTTTGATGCAACTATTAGTTCTGGATTAGCATTAATGGCTATACAAAAGCATTTGTATCAAGCCGTTAAAAAAGAGTCAAAAATAAAGTTTAACTTTGCAAGATATGACAATAAGGGAAGTTACAGCAAAATTATAAGGTAAATGCAAGATGTAAAAATAGACATTAATCCTATGGGTTTTCCAAGTCAGTTTGTTTCTGATTCAACAAAGAAAACTTTAGAATTTGGATTACAAATAGGGCAAGCCATACAATACGAGTGGTTTAGAAAAGACGGAAACACAAATAGATTTTACAATCAATGGGGTGACTTTCATAGACTAAGACTTTATGCTAGAGGCGAACAATCTGTGTCTAAGTATAAAAACGAATTAGCAGTAGATGGTGATTTAAGTTACTTAAACCTTGACTGGACTCCTGTACCTATAATACCAAAGTTTGTAGATATTGTTGTTAATGGAATGTCAGATAGGATATTTCAAGTAAAAGCATATGCACAAGATGCTATGTCTATGGATAGAAGAAATGAGTATCAGCGTATGATAGCTGCTGATATGGCTTCTAAAGAATTAATTACTCAAGTAAATAAAGATTTTGATGTTAATGCTTTTTCTAGTAATGTAGATGAGCTGCCTAACGATAGTGAGGAGCTAGCTTTACATATGCAGATGAAGTATAAGCCATCAATAGAGATAGCAGAAGAAGAGGCTATAAATACTGTATTTGAAGAAAATAAGTATTTAGAAATTAAAAGACGTTTAGATTACGATCAAACAGTTTTAGGTATATCTGTAGCTAGACATTCTTTTTTACCTGGTGATGGAATAAAAATAGATTATGTTGATCCAGCTAATTTAGTTTATAGTTATACGGAAGACCCTCATTTTAAAGATTGTTTTTATTGGGGAGAAATTAAAACATTACCAATAATTGAATTAAAGAAAATAGATCCAACTCTTACTAAAGAGGATATGGAAGAAATTTCTAAGTACAGTCAAAGCTGGTATGATTATCACAATACATCTCAGTTTTATAATAATAGTTTATTTAGTAAAGATAGTGCTACTGTTTTGTTTTTTAATTACAAAACCACAAACACATTTACTTACAAAAAGAAAATTAATAATGTAGGTGCTGAAAAAGTTATTGAAAAAACAGATGATTTTAATCCTTCTGTTGAAATGATGGAAGAGGGGAAATTTAAAAAAGTTTCAAAAACTATTGATGTATGGTATGAGGGAGTTATGATTATGGGAACTAACATTATGCTAAAGTGGGAGATGGCAGAAAATATGGCACGACCACAATCAGCTAGTCAAAATGTATATCCAGAATATATAGCTTGCGCTCCTAGAATGTATAAAGGTGTTGTTGAATCTTTAGTAAGACGTATGATTACGTTTGCTGATTTGATTCAGATTACACATTTAAAATTACAACAAGTATTATCTAAGGTTGTTCCTGATGGTGTTTTTATAGATGCAGATGGACTAAACGAAGTTGACCTTGGTACTGGAGCTGCTTATAATCCAGAAGATGCATTAAGAATGTATTTTCAAACAGGTTCTGTTATAGGTAGAAGTTATACTCAAGATGGAGATTACAATCAAGCTAAAGTTCCTATTCAACAATTAACAGCTAGTTCTGGTCAATCTAAAATACAAAGTTTAATTGGTACATATAATCATTATTTAAATATGATGAGAGATGTTTCAGGATTAAACGAAGCTAGAGACGGATCTTTACCAGATGAAAACTCATTAGTAGGATTACAGAAAATGGCTGCATTAAATAGCAACACAGCTACTAGACACATTTTACAAGCAGGTTTAAGTATTACTCAAAATTTAGCAACTGCATTATCATCAAGAATAGCTGATGTTTTAGAATATGCTGACTTTAGAGAAGAGTTCATAAATCAAATTGGTAAATACAATGTATCTGTATTAAATGAAATAACAAATTTATATTTAAGTGATTTTGGTATTTTTATAGAGGTAACTCCTGATGAAGAAGAAAAGGCTATGTTGGAAAAAAATATTCAAATGGCATTACAAAGAGACTCTATAAATTTAGAAGATGCAATTGATATTAGGGAAATTAAAAATTTAAAGGTTGCAAATCAAGTTCTTAAATTAAAGAGAAAAAGAAAACAAGAAGCTGAAGAAAAAGCAAAAGCAGCTGCAGCTCAACAACAAGCTCAAATAAATCAACAATCTCAGCAAATGGCAGCACAAGCAGCTATGCAAAAACTGCAAGCAGAGACTCAAGCAAAAGTTCAGTTACAGCAAAGTGATATGCAGTTCCAAGTACAAAAAATGCAAGGAGAAGCTTCTATTAAGTCAGAGTTAATGAAATTAGAGTTTGACTTACAGATGAAACTTAAAGGAGTTGAGGTCGAAGCAATGTCTAAAAGAGAGGATCAAAGAGAAACTGCAAAAGCTGAGAGAATAAGTCAAGCAAATACTGAACAATCAAAATTAATACAACAACGTAAAAATAATTTAGCTCCAGTTAATTTCGAATCTAAGGAAGATAGCTTAGATGGTTTTGATTTAGCGGAGTTTGAACCAAGATAAGTATTAAAAAATATATTTAAATAAATGTTAACTTTACAAAAATAAAATCAAATGGAATTCAAACAAGTAAAAGAAGTTTCTCCTATAGAAGAGAAATCAACACAAGAAGTTGAACAGAATCTTTTAGATAAACACGAAGAAAGTCTAAAAGTATCTGATGTCAATGAAAATGTTTCAGAAACAAGTAATACTGTAAAAGAAACAACAATAGAAGAAAATAAGGCAGAACAGGATATTGCTGATTTGCCAGAAATAAAAGACGAGGATGTACTTTCTTATATTAAAGAAAGATATAATAAAGATATTTCTTCAGTAGATGAATTGTTTTCTGAACAAGAAAAAAACAGTCCATTACCTGATGAGGTTTCTAAGTATCTAGATTTTAAAAAAGAAACAGGTAGAGGATTTGAAGATTTTATTAAAGCCAATAAAAGCTATGATAATTTAGAAGATGATCAAATACTAAAAGAGTATTACTCTTTAACTGAATCAGATTTAGATTCTGAAGATATTCAATATCTTATGGAAGATAAGTTTGGATATGATGAAGAAGTGGATGATGATAGAGATATAAAGAAAAAAAATATATCTAAAAAAAGAGAACTTGCAATAGCTAAGAAATATTTAAGTAAGCTATCGGAAACATATAAAACTCCTCTTGAGTCAAGTGGGGGTTCGTATTCGGAAGAACAACTTAAAGAAATCAATGCTTACAAGGAATATGTTCAAAAGGCTCAAACTGAAGTAGAGTCCAACAAAAGAAAGTCTGAGTACTTTCAGAAAAAAACAGATGAGGTTTTTAACTCCGAGTTCAAAGGTTTTGAGTTCAATATAGGAGATAAAAATGTAATTTATTCATCTGGTGATGCAAATGAGATTAAATCAAAACAAGTCAATGTACAGAGTTTTATAAATCAGTACTTAGGCGAAGATGGTTTAGTTAATGATGCACAAGGTTGGCACAAAGCATTAAACGCAGCAATGAACCCAGACAAACTAGCTCAGTATTTTTATGAGCAAGGCAAGGCAGATGCCATAGGTGATGTTTCGAAAAAAAGTAAAAACATCAATATGAGCTTGAGGCAAACACCTCAATCATCTCCACAGAAAGGGTTTCAAGCAAGAGCGGTTAATACAGATTCAGGAAGAGGTTTGCGAATAAGGAGTAAAAACAAAAATAATTAACAATTAAAAAATTTTAAAATGGCAGGACAAATAGCAGCGAATCCTACTTTTGCACTACAGCCTAGTGCAGAACAAGTAGTTTTACAAACAAACTATATCACAAATTTTGATTTCTTAAATCAGTATTTACCAGATACTTACGAAAAAGAATTTGAAAGATATGGAAACAGAACAGTAGCATCATTCTTAAGAATGGTAGGTGCTGAAATGCCTTCTAACTCTGACCTTATCAAATGGGCAGAGCAAGGAAGATTACACACTAAATATGTAGACGTAGTTTCAGCAGCAGCTGCAGGGTCTAACACAGCAGTATTAACTATAGGTGACGTATTAGTGCCAGGAAGCGGATCAATCGCTTTAAGAGTAGGTCAAACAATTATGATCTCTGATAACACAGCAGCTTCAGTTTTAACTAACAAAGCTTTAATTACTGCGGTAGATATGGCTAACGCAACTATTACTGTAGCTTATTATGAAGCAGCAGGTCAAGCAGTAGCGGCAGCAGTTGTTACTTCTTTATTTGTATATGGTTCTGAATTCCAAAAAGGAACAAACGGAATGCAAGGTCAATTAGAAGCTGATGATGATATTTACAGCAATTCACCAATTATCATAAAAGATAAGTATGCGGTATCAGGATCTGATATGGCTCAAATTGGATGGATTGAGGTAACTACAGAAAACGGAGCAACTGGTTTCTTATGGTACTTAAAGTCTGAACACGAAACAAGATTAAGATTTGAAGACTACTTAGAAACAGCTATGGTGGAAGCAGTTCCAGCAGCAGCAGGTGGTGGTGTTGCAGCAATTGCAGCAGGTGTAGCTTCAGGAGTTGGTAACAAAGGATCTGAAGGTTTATTCTATGTAGTAAACAACAGAGGTAATGTATGGTCTGGTGGAAACCCAAGTACATTAGCTGAATTCGATTCTATTATCCAAAGATTAGACAAACAAGGATCTATTGAAGAAAATGTTATTTTCTTAAACAGAGAGTTTGGATTTGATATTGATGATATGTTAGCTTCTCAAAACTCTTATGGTGCAAATGGTACTTCTTATGGTCTTTTTGACAATGACAAAGATATGGCATTGAACTTAGGATTTACAGGATTCCGTAGAGGATATGACTTTTACAAGTCTGACTGGAAATACTTAAATGACCCAACAATGAGAGGTGGTTTAGTAGGTGGAAAAATCAATGGTATTTTAGTACCAGCTGGTTCAACTACAGTTTATGACCAAGTACTTGGTAAAAACGCTAAGAGACCATTCTTACACGTTAGATACAGAGCTTCAGAAACTGAAGACAGACGTTATAAAACTTGGATTACAGGTTCTGCTGGTGGAGCGGCTACTTCTAGCTTAGATGCAATGGAAGTAAACTTCTTATCAGAAAGAGCTTTATGTACTTTAGGTGCTAATAACTTCTTCTTATTCAAAGGATAAGATAACAATTTGTAATTTTTACCCTCGTTATAAAGACGGGGGTAATTATTACTTTTATAAACTTTAATTTAAATCAAATGAAAAACACAAAAAAAATAGTTTTAGTAAATAAAACTTACAAATTAAAAGGAGATGTTGCTCCTTTAAGTTTAATGATACCAGCTAGAAATAGCAGACGATCACCTTTAATGTATTTTGACGAAGACAAAGGAGTAAACAGAGCGCTTCGTTATGCAAGAAATCAAAAAAGTCCTTTCGAGGACGAGCAAGATGGTAATGCCATCCTAGAGCCTATCGTATTTGAAGATGGGTTTTTATTTGTTCCTAAAACAAATCCAGTATTACAACAGTTTTTATCATTACACCCATCTAACGGACATTTATTTATGGAAGTAGATAAAGAGGTTGATGCTACTGCTGATGTTGACACTTTAGATATGGAGCTTGAAGCACAAGTATCTGCCAAAGGATTAAGCTTAGAGCTTATGGAGACTATAGGTAGAGTTGTAATTGGATTAAATGTGGACAAACTTAGTTCGGCAGAATTAAAAAGAGATATTAGGTTATTTGCAAGAAAATACCCTCAAGATTTTTTAGAATCTCTTAACGATCCTTTATTAATTTTACAAAATAAATGTTCTCAATTTTTGTCTAACAATTTAATTATAATGAAAAATGAAAAAGATGTTTATTATAATTTAAAACAAAACAAGAAAAAACTACTAACTGTTCCCTACGGAGAAGATCCTTTATTTATATTGGCATCGTTCTTTCAAAGTGATGAAGGGCAGGCAGTATTTACTTTATTAAGTAATAGATTAAAAAAACTAGACGAATAAGTATTGTATAATAATGCAATTAATTCTTTAAATGTTATAGAGGTTTCACTAAAATGAAGCCTCTTTTTTTTTTCGTATCTTTGTTTAAATAACAATTTGAAATGATCAACACAGTAAGAGCAACAGTATTGTCGATTGCAAATAAAAACAATTACGGATATATAACTCCTAGTGATTTTAATTTATATGCAAAGCAGGCTCAATTAGATATTTTTGAAGACTATTTTTATCAATATAATAGTTGGATTATAAAACAAAATGCCAGAGTTTCTGGTAGTGAATATGCGGATATACTAAAAGGATTAGTAGAGGTTATTGATAGCTTTTCTGAAACAAGAGGGTTGATTAATAATGGTATAAACTTATATAATCTTCCTGAAAACTACTACTTAATTAATAAAATAAATTACTATCCTAATTCTATATTTTCATCAACTAGTACAGCAGCTGGATTAAATACGCTTACTGACACCAACGCTACTTTTGTTACAACAGGAACTGTAAAGCCTGGTCAATTTATATCAAACACATCATCAAGCAGTGTATCAGCTGGATTTGGTGCTTACATAATTAGTGTGGACTCAGAGACTCAATTAACTTTATCTGGCAATCCATTTGGAACAGCTTCTACAGTAGGTAATTCATATACTATTGTCACAACAGCTGGTATTAGAGAAATAGAAAGAGTATCTCAAAATAAAATATTTTATTTAAATTCTTCTAGCTTAACTTCTCCAAACGTTTCATATCCTGCTTATGTTTTAGGTGGGGGTACTAATATTGCAATTGGAAATACTATTACAGTATATCCTGATACAATAACTGGAGCTGGTAAAATTTTATCTCAATATATACGATACCCACTAGATCCTAATTGGACATATAGCACATTAACAGGTGGAGAGCCTGTTTTTGATGAAGGTGCAGCAGATTATCAAGATTTTGAACTTCCTGATTCTGATGAACCTAATTTAGTAAACAAGATATTACAATATGCAGGAGTATCAATAAGAGAAAATGATATAGCTACGTTTGGAAATATTCAAGAACAAGAAGATAATCAACAACAATCATAAGAAATGGCATATATAACAGACTATCAATATTATGAAAACGGAGGAGTAAATCCTACGAATTCAAACTGGGGGTCATACCAATTTATATCTTTAGACGATATAGTAAATAACTTTATGTTAATGTATGTTGGCAATGACAAGTTGATAAACAATGTAGAAAAATATAATATTTTATTTCACGCAAAGCGAGGTATTCAGGAATTGAATTACGATGCTATGAAAGAAATAAAGGTTTTAGAGTTAAGTGTTTGTGATCAATTAAGATATGTATTACCCCCTGATTATGTTAATTGGGTTAGAGTATCAATATATCAAAATGGTGTTCTTATGCCATTAACAGAAAATATCCAAACCAATTGGAGTAATGCTTATTTACAAGCAAACGATTGTAAAATATTATTTGATGAATATGGAAATATATTAAAGCCAGAAAATTCTACTATAGATGTAGATAGAATGTCTGGTCAAAAGAAAAGTCTTTATTTAAATTCTAATAGCAGTCAAGATGGTAATATGGGTTATAATATAGATGGGTCTTGGTATTTTGATTATAGTGTTGGACAACGTTATGGTCTTAATACAGAAACAGCTAACTCAAACCCTACATTTAAAATTAACAAAGCTTCAGGAGTTATAAATTTTAGTTCTGGAGCAGCAGATAAGCTAGTTATTTTAGAGTATGTTTCAGATGGTATGGAAAATGGCGTAGACTCTGAAATAAATTTAAATAAACTATTTGAAGATTTTATTTATGCGTACATAAAATATGCTATATTAACAAGTAAATACGGGGTGCAAGAATACATTATAAATAGGGCTAAAAAAGAAAAAACAGCTTTATTAAGAAATGCAAAAATACGATTAAGTAACATACATCCAGGAAGATTGTTAATGAATCTAAGAGGTCAAGATAAATGGTTGAAATAATATGCCACAGTTTACAAGAAATTTTATAAAAGGGAGAATGAATAAGAGCGTTGATGAACGATTAGTTCCTCAAGGTGAATATATTGATGCTCAAAATTGTAGACTGGGATCTACAGAAAACACAGAAATAGGTGCTGTAGAAAACTCTCTAGGAAACACAAGGTTAACAACTTTAACTTACGAAGGTCAGGCTTTAAGCTCTGATACTAAATGTATTGGCGCTTATGAAGATGGAGGTAACGAGACTATGTATTGGTTTGTTAATGATCCATCTAATGGAACTTCTAATACTGGAGTTGTAGATATGATTGTTTCATACGATACAAAAAATGATTCTTTATTTTACCACGTAATATCGACTAGTATATTAAATTTTAACAATAAAAATTTAATAACAGGTGTTAATCTTATAGATGGTTTATTGTTTTTTACAGACAATTTAAATCCTCCTAGAAAGATAAATGTTAACAGAACATATCAATATCCTATAAGTGACGTTGATCAAATTACAGAACAAGATATAGGGGTTATTGTTGCGCCTCCATTATTTGCGCCTACATTAACACCAACTCAACAGGGTGGTGGGGAAAATTATATGAAAGAAATTATGATTTCTTTTGCATACCGATACCAATATGAAGATAATGAGTATTCGGCTATGTCGCCTTTTTCACCTATATCATTTTCACCTGGTCCGTTTCAATTAGATTATTCTACCTATGACAATATAGGTATGGAAAACGTATATAATAGTGTTATTGTAAAATTTAATACAGGAACAAAAAATGTTAAAGGAATAGATTTATTATTTAAATCAACAAACTTTACAACGGTAAATGTAATAGAAAGATTTAACAAGCTTGATCAAGGGTGGTTAGACAATGTAGAGCAAACCTTTCAGTTTACAAATCAAAAAATATACACAGTACTTCCTGAAGCTCAAATGATTAGATTGTTTGACAATGTTCCAAGAATAGCTCAAGCACAAACACTAATGGGCAACAGGCTAATGTATGGAAACTATGTTGATGGATATAATATAACTAATTCTGATGGTCAAGATGTTTACTTAGATTATGAATTAGATTTAGTTACAGAAAATTTATCATCTGATCAAACATCATCTGTAAATAGTGATTTTAATTACTCTATAAATGGTTCCGTAAATATTATAAATGGCACTGCCAGTTATGATATATCTGCATATGATTTAAAAGCAGGCGCTCAAATAGGAATTGACTTTAATTTAGGTCATTCTCAATTTTCAGGTGCGTCAGAATATGTTGATGGAACAGAGCCTTTGAATGAATTTGAAAACACATTTTTATATAACTTACAAGAAGACTTTGCAAATGCACACGACCTAGTAACTTCACCAGGTTTTATTGCTGCAATATCTGAATTTGTTGCACCTTCAGACTCAACTTGTTTTCCTCCATTTTGTACAACAGGATGTACAAGCGGAACATCTGTTACAGATTTAATTAACTGTGCTGTAGTGCCAAAAACAAGCTGGTACAAAGTAGGTTTTGGTTTATCAGGAACAAACCAAGGGATGACTATAGGTTCTACGCCAGGTAGTAATACATTTTCTTTGACGGCTCAAGCTATTAAGTATGAAAAATATGATGTAAGTGTGTCTCCTGTTGTTCCTTTGGGAATATTTGCTTATGAATATTTTACTGTTCTTCAATCAGAATTTTTATATAGTTTAAGTTCATCTAAAAGTAGTTTACATAGTGATAGAGATTACGAAGTAGGCATTGTATATGAAGACGATTATGGAAGAGCAAGTACAGCTTTAGTTGATACAAATAATACAGTATATGTTCCTTGCAATAATTCTATTACTAAAAACACAATAAAAGTTACTTTAAATAGTTACCCACCTTATTGGGCTACTAAATATAAGTTTGTTTTGAAACCATCTAAAGATGAATACAGAACAGTATACTCAAACATATTTTTTCAAGAAGAAGAAACGGGCAATGTATGGTTTAAGTTAGAAGGAGATAATAAAACTAAAGTTGTTTTAAATGAAAACTTAAAAGTCAAGTCAGATACTAACGGTCCTGTTTTAAGGTGTGTTAATTCAAAAGTTCTTGACTATGGTAGTCAAGTAGAAAATTGGTTATGCGATAGAAATAGTGATGGAACTTTAGTTGACGACACTTGTGGTCAGCCAACAGGAGTTTATATGCAACTTAGACCAAGTAATTTTTCTGCTGCTTCACCTGAAAACGCTTTTATAAACTACGGAGAAAAAGGATGTAAAGGTTCTTATTGTGCTGTTAGTTATGATGTTTCTATTGAAAATCCAGATACTACAGGACCTACAGATTTATATATTCCATACTCTATACCAGCGGGTAGTATTGTTCAAATAAAATTAAGAGAACAAAGATACAAGAGAGGTAGTAAGTGTGGTAGTAGACAGTATTTATATGATAAAACTTTTACTGCTAGTCAAGATTATGAAAGTATGTATGCTTTTGTTGAAGGCGACAATATTGATTTGACAAATGGTCAGTCAACTGGATCTGATAGTACTATAAACAATATAAATCAACCTAGTACTTTATATCCTTACTTTACTTCTTTAGCAAGTGGTGGTCAGTCTTATTACTCTTTTCAAACAGATGCTTCTAATGGTAAAATGTATCTAGTTGGACAGAACGGAACTCCTCAATGTAATCCACCAGACAAAAGAAACTCTTATGGTAACATAGAAATTGTTGTTCAGAGAGCGACTACTCTTATGGTTTTTGAGACCGAAGCAAAAGATGCAAATACAGAGCTTTATTATGAAAACGAGCAGGTATTTAATATATCTGGCGGTTATCATCAATCAGGGTCTAATGATACAGATCAAAATCAAACAGTAAGCTTACCTGCTGTAATAAATTTAACTTTTAGCAATTGCTTTACTTTTGGAAACGGGGTAGAATCAAATAGAGTTTTAGATGCTTTAGCTACTCCTAGCTTTACTATTGGCGAAAAAGTTACTTCAGTTTCTGAAGAACAATACAAAGAAACTTTACGTTTTAGTGATTTAACATATAGCGGAAATTACAACAAGGAATCTAATATAAATAAACTTAATGAGTTTAATTTGGGTTTATCTAATTTTAAAACATTAGAAAGCTCTTATGGTCCTATTAGAAAATTACATTCAAGACAAACAGATATACTTACTTTACAAGAAGATAAAATATCTTATGTACTTGTAGAAAAAAATTTACTTTCTGATGCTGCTGCTGGTGGAGCTATAACATCTGTTCCAGAAGTTTTAGGAACTCAGTTAGCAAGAATAGAAGAGTATGGTATAAGTAATAACCCTGAAAGTTTTACTTCTTATGGTTATGATGTTTATTTTACAGATGCAAAAAGAAGCTCAGTAATAAATATTAGAGGTGGTGTAGGCGCAAAAACAGATAAACTTCAAGTAATATCTTCTTTAGGTATGCGTAGTTGGTTTAGAGATTTATTTACAGATAGCTTTAATACACAGAAGCTTGGAGGATATGATCCTTATATGAATGAATTTGTTTTAACAAATAACAATGAGCAAGTACCTGTTACCCCTACTGAAAGAGATTGTGGGTATGAGCTTAGACAAAACAATTCTAGCGAGCCAGTAACTTTTAATTTAGACTGTACTTCAATAATAGGTGATGTAGCTTGTGTTTATAATTTTGATTCTGGAAGCGCAACTTTACTTGTAAATTATAATGGTGTTAGTGTTGTTAATCAAACAATTAGCGGTTCTGGTACTGTTACTTGGAATAAAGGTCAATCTTTCCCAACTACAGCACAAGTAACTGTAACACCAACTGCAGCAACTTATTCTTTACAAATAGGGTGTCCTCAAACTGAAAATTTAACAGTAAAAAGAATAGTAATAAACTCTTCAGGAGATGCTACTTTATCTTCAAGTGTTAGATACAAATGGGCTGATGGAACAACTATAAGCCCTTATCAAAGTGATAATGTTATTTTAGAAGAAGATGGAATTTCTTTATTTGCATCTCAAACTGGTCCTTCTTCATTTGGTACAATACCACCTAGCGGAGCGACAGTTACTATGCAAAACAGACAGTTAAGTGGAGATACATTTCCATTTGATCCATTGTCTGATAAATTAAAGTACTTAGTTTCTAATACAAACTATAACGAGGCTGATGTAAACACATTAATACCTTTATTAAATACTGCAACACCAATTATTAATGTAGGCGGTAACACTTATCAATCAAGCTTTACATATACTAACGCATCTAATGATGATTACTTATATTTAGTTTGGGATTATAGAGTTGCAACAGCAATAGAGTTGTGTTATGATGCATCAAGCTCATCAAGTTCTTGTTGTGATTGCGGTACGGATGCTCCAGTTTGCCCAGATAGAACTTTAGTGTTTCAAGTGTGTAATAGCAACTCAGCTAAAGATGATAATTTTGATGTATACTTAAACAATAATTACATAGGAGCTTTAGACTTAAATGCTAACTCTCAAGTTGGATCTGTATTTATTGCGACTACAAACGCCTCTGCAACAATAACAAGTTCAGATTTTGTATGTCCTTTAAATAATATGGTTACATATAGATTTGATCCCAACTTTGTAGTTGGTGGAGCAAATACTTTAGAGCTTAGAAATACTCAAAACAACAGTAATGGTAACTATGGAACTATTGGTATGAGAAATTACCTAACAACAGGAAATAATTTATCTAGTCCTTGTGTGGTAACTAATTTAATTTACTCAGGAAGTTCTGGTCAAAGTTTTACATTTAATTTTAGCTATGACGAATGTTGTCCATAAATAATAAATAATATGAGTTTAGTAAATAAATATATTGATTCTGTAAGTTTTTTAACTGCAACCGCAGTTTATGATGATATAAACTTAACAACAAAATCTGCTGATGGTTATTATCAATCTGGTGGTCAATACAGGCAACAGCTTTCTGGGACTTTATTAAGTTCTAATGTATGTTCTGATTGTTTTACTTTTGATTCTTTGGATTATGCAGCTAGTAGTTCTGGTGACTTATGTTGCCTAACTCAAACGCCATCACAATATTTTTATCCTACTGGATCTACTTTTGCGACCACTACAAATATTTATACAGATGTAAATTTAACGAACGTTGCACCTGATGGATTTTATAGTGAGCCAGGTGGTAGTCAGTTTAGACAAATTAGCAGTAGTGTTTTAGGTTCATTACAATCTTGTTCAAGTTGTTATACAGCTAGAACTCTTGCTTTTAGTTCTGTATCAGCTACAGATGTATGTTGTAATTTACCATCAAGTAATAGCTATTATGTTGATTATGGAACAACTTTACTTACTACTAGTAGTATATATTCAGACACTTCAGGAACAATTGCAGCTGATGGATTCTACAAAGAAACAATCGGTAATACCTATAGAGAAATGTCATCTAGCGTGTTAGCGGCTCAAAACCCTTGTTCTCCTTGTGGCGGAACTAATTCTTGGAGAGCTACTGAATGTGGAGGAGGAGCTGGAGTTTATTATTTAAATCAAACAAGTGGTTTCCAAGGCTCAAGCTCAATAGTATTAGCTTATGGATATTCAGTTGGAGATGTTGTTTGGGTTAAACAAACGTCAAACGGAGTTATTACTTGTGCTACAATACAAGCAATATCATCTACGCCTCCTAATTACTTTATAGATGAAGCGGCGAATAGTGGGAATGGTCCTTATAATGATTGTACTTCTTGTGCAGTACCTTAAAATAAAAATATGCCAAATTATACACTAACACATAGTCAAGACGTACAAGGATGGGCGTCATTTTATAGTTATTACCCTGATTTTATTATGGGTATGAATCAATATCTTTACACTTTTAAGGGTGGTGATATGTATAGACATAACACTAACTCTATAAGAAATAACTATTATGGTGTTCAGTATAATTCATCTATAACAAGTGTTTTAAACGATCAGCCACTTCAAACAAAAGTTTTTAAAACTATAGAATTAGAATCTGATTCTAGCTGGGATGCAACTTTTACAACAGATTTACAGCAAGGTAGTATAGCAAGCTCTTACTTTTCTTTAAAAGAAAGCTCTTATTTTAGTTTTATAAGATACAATCAAAATCAAGAAAACTTAAATCTTAGATCAACACAAGGAATAGGTACTTGTGCAAATGTAACGGGAAGTGTTGCTGCTCCACCTTTAGCTATTGAATTTAATTTTTCTGTTGACTCCATACTTAATATAGGTGCAACAGCATATAAAATTGATTCTGGAGCTTTAGTAGAATTAGGTCCTGTAACATCAATTTCAGAAGATAGAAGAACTGTTACAGTTCTCAATCCTGTTGCTAATGCAATAGGCGGTGATAGTATAGTGTATTTAAAAGACCCAGTGGCAGAGTCTTTTGGTATGTTAGGATATTATTTAGAGTTTACTTTAACTAATTCTAATACCACATCAACAGAATTGTTTTCTGTCAATAGTCAGGTCTTTAAAAGTTATCCATAGATTTTGTATCTTTGCTCAAATGGGATTTATAATAAAAAAATTAAGCTCAACTGATTACGATAAAATTTTAGTAAATTGGTGGGGAGATTGGAGATGGAAAGCTCCACCTAAAGATTTTTTACCAGAAAATGGAATGGGTGGGTATATGGTTTATGATGGAGAGATTCCTGTTTGTGCAGGTTTTGTTTATGTAACCAACTCAAAAGTAGGGTGGTGTGACTGGATTATCTCTAACTTTAATTATAAAGATAAGGTAAAAAGAAAAGAAGGTCTCAAGAAGCTTATAAGTTCTTTAACGGTGGTGTTAAAGAAAAGTAAATGTAAGTATGCTTATGCATTAATTAAGTCGGACAGTCTTATAAAAGTATATAAAGAAGAAGGTTACTTAGAGGCTGGTCAATATAACAAAGAAATGATTAAAATATTATAATATGGCAGCAGTAACATCAGCGATTTTAGCGGTAGGGTCAATGGCTTACAAAGGTTTTTCAGCTATTGATGCTGCAAAAAGTCAAAGTAGAGAAGCGGGTAGACTAGAGGAAGAATCTCTAGAATTAGAAAGACAAGCTCTTGCGGATTTAGAACAAAATAGATTAGAGGCTGTTCAAGTACCTATGCAGATATTTGACACCGCTAATGAATTACAGACACTAGATGGATCAACAATATTAGAAGCTGCTGCTGAGGGAGACCAGAGAGGGGTAGCTGCTACAGCAGGTAAAATAAAAGCCACGCAAGATGCAGCTAGAACAGAGGCAAGAGATACTATAGCTAAAATTCAAATGGATTTAGATTTACAAACTGCCAAAGAAGGTAACAGAAAGGGTGAGTTAGTTTCGGGAATGAAAGATGAAAGAGCTATAGAAAAATCACTTGAAGCAGATGCAATGCAGGCAAATGCAGATGCTCTATCAGCATCAGGAACACAAGATTTAGTCAGCGCTGGAGTAGGTGCTTTTAGTGCTTTAGCTCCTGCTTTCGGATCAAAAGAAAAAGGCGTTGTTAAACAGCTAATGAAAGATGATCCCACCCTAACTAAAAATGATGCTATAGATAAAGCTAAAATAATGATTAAAGATGGTACTGCTCCAAAAACTGGGGTTGGAAAAGTTTTGAGTTCTTTAGGAGATGTAGGTAAAAATATAGCAAGTGGATTATCTTCTTTTACAGGTATTGGTGATGGTAAAGACTTTGATGAGTCTGGAGCTAGTAAATTAACAAGTGATATATTTTCTGAAGAAAATATGGCAGACTTAATTGAAAGAGCAAAACAAGCAGGATTATCTGTTACAGAATTTATAGCTAATATAGGTAAAAAGAAAAACTAATTATATGGCGGATAGATTAGATATTGCAAAATTAAAACTAGAAAAAGGTTTATTAAGCAATAAAGGAGTGCCGAGTCAAGATTTAGCGACAGGTCTTCAAGGGCTTTTTAGTGGTATTGATGCTGATGTACAAGCTAAAAGAGAAACTCGTCAAAAATTTAAAGAAGAAAGTGCCTCAGACATAAGAGACCTTAGATCTTTAAGAGCAGAGGCAGAAGCAGCTGGAGCTACAAAAGATAAAAGTTCTTCAGGAAAAAGTATTAAGTTAGGTGATATACCAACTAGTACTACATTAGCCAACTGGACTCTTAGTCAATTAGATGGATTTATACAAGACTCTTATGACAAGCAAGAAATAGTAACCTCTGGCTTAGGAGGGCAGTTTGCTGTAAGAGATTACAATATATTTAAAAACAATCAAAAACAAACTTGGCAAGCTGTAAAAGGAAGAGCTGATGCAGCGGCAGCAGAATTAGAAGAAACAATAAGAAGAGCAGAAGGTTATACTAATGATAAAGGCGTTTTTATTCCTCCAGTTGCGGGAGCAGGCGAAGCTGCTTTTCAAAGATACCAAAGTATTATAGGTGACTTAAACAATACCAGAGTAAGATCTGGTGAAGATGGTATGGGTGTTGTTGAGGTTTATGAAACAGTGTTTGATAAAGAGACTGGTGTTCAAAAAAGAGTACTAGATGCAGATGGTAATCCAGTGATAAATAAAAATATCAGTGGAACAAGTGTAATGGCTTTGTTGAATAAAGAAAATTCAAGATGGCAAAAAACAGATGTAATTAGTTCTGTAGAAAAAGCTTTTGGTAAGGACGTTATAGCTTCTTATCAAGTTTCAACAAATCATCCAGGATATATAAAGGGAAGTAGTAAGGAGGATAATATTAGACGTAATCCTAGTTTTACTCGATACCAAGATACTTTTATAGCTAAAACAATACCAAATAATAGAGCGGTTTCAAGTACTTTGACCGATAATTATGGTGGTGAATTTTATCAATTAGATCCTAGTCAAACTGCAAGCGGAATAGTTGACGGGAAAAAAATTGATATGAATGAAACTGTATCAGTTAGTGTTTTAACTGGATATGATTCTAATGGAAAACCAATATATGAAAATATTGAAGCTCCTAAATATATAGGCTCAAAAGTAGAGGGTGATGGTATTGTTGTTCAAACAACAGACAAGCACAAAGCGGCAGCATCAGGAATTGTAAGAGCCACTATTGACGGGCAGCTAGGTATTAAAGTTGTTGATGGTGTAGCTATAAAACAATGGGATCCTTATAGAAAAGATTATACTAAAGAGCAGGATGATGAACTTAATCTTGACACAAAAATTTTAGAAAAAATTAGTCAATCACAAGGATTGCTTAGTGCGCCTGAAAGAAAAAGAGCAAATGAAGAATTAATGGCTTTAAGTAAATTTAAATTTTCAGGAGCTGTACCTACAACAGAAATAGATCAACGAACAGGTAAAGAAATTATTACTTCAACAATATATACTAGAGACGGCAATGAGTTTACACTTACTGACAATACTAAAAATCCTAAATTTGTATTAGAAGAACAAGTTGAATCTGGAACAGGTACTGCAGATGATCCATATGTATTTATACCTAAAACTATAGAAAAAGTAGTAGATGGTAAGAAAACTATTGTTAATAATCCTAAATATCAAGAAGAGTTTATTCAACCTTCAAATAAAGAAAGAGAAGATAATAGATTTGCAATATTTGGTAAAGGTAATGTAGATAAGGTTAGGGAAAATTTACAAAAAAATAATCCAAACTATAATGTAAATCAAAACATTAATATGGGTGTTGATGATCAAACAGTTCAATCCTCACAAGTATCTAATGAAACAACTACTAATCCAGCTGTTGATCCAGTATCATTAAGTTCAGCAGTATCTGATGGTGGACCAACATTATTAGCTAATATCTTAGATAGTACTGCATATAAAAATTTAAATAATAATAAAGTATATGACACAAAAGCAGAATTTAAAGCTTTAGCTTCAATGCTTCAAAGTGAATTTCAAAATATAGCTACACAACAAAACGCACAACAAGGAGGTAATGTTACTATTACAAGTGATGGTGTAGATATTGTCGTTAAAATTGGTGGTAAAGAAGTATTTAGAGATGGTAATGATGATTTAGGTAATGAAGGTTTAGTTAAAGCAGTTATGAATATGGCTATAAAAGAATTACCAAGTAAAAAAGAATCTACAACTACTACTAAAGTAAAATGTGTAGGTGGATTTAAAGAAATTGCTGGAGAAATTACTAGCCAACCTTGTTAATACAGAAGTAATATGGAAGATGAATTACTATACGAAACAACTAATGGCACTATTATGTCAGAGTCAGAAGCAAAAGATGCTTTTAAAGATCAATTTGATGAATTTGTTAGTAATGGAAGGTTAAAAATTTCATCAACAACAAAAGAAAAAAAAGAAGAAACAACTACAGAAATTAATTTTGATCTTAATGCTATTTACATTACTTCTGATGGTACTGAATTTACAGGTAATGAATTAATTGATGTATATGGTGATGAAGCTCAATCTTTTATAGATCGTGGTTCAATAAAAAAAAAAGATCAGTCTGTCGTTTCCACTGGGGAAGAGGCAAGTATGGTTGGCACTACACCAATTCAAGAAACACCAGATACCTTATTGGAATCTGGAGGTCTGTTAAATAATAACACAGAATTAAATTCTATTATGGTTGGAGAAACCCCTTTCTCACAACTATCTGCTCAAGAACAACAAACTTTTTACGAAGAGATTGAAAGACTGGAGAAAGCTGAAAAGCTAAACAAAGCTGCAGCTGATAATCCTTATGGTATAAGAGTGGATGAAAGGTTTAAGCCTTTAGAAATTGAAGGTCTTGACACACAAAAAGACCCGATTGTTATTGCCGCTCAAGAGTTGTATAGTAAAAAAAACAAGCCTACAGATTTTTCTAAACTTGTTGAAGGTGTTGAAGATACAGAAAAAATAGCATCAGCTAATAGAGTTGACTTATTAAAAAAATTCCAAAAATCTAAAAACAATACTAACCTATCTTTTACTGAAGACGGTAAAATAGTTGGTAATAGAAAAAAACTTATTAGTAATGAATCTGAAACAAAAAAAGAAAGGTCTTGGTTTGATAAACTAATAATGAGTTCAGAAGAAGTCGAAGAAATAGAAGAAGCTAAAACTGTAAATCCAGAACTGTTGTCTAAAATGGATATTGATGTTTCTGATTATCAGGCTTGGGAAGCAGAAAACACAAAGGAAGATGGCTTTTTATACCAAGAAACACAAGACTTATTAAATACAGATTCTGGCAATGATTACTTAAACGATAAAAGAAATTTTAAAAAATTATCTGCATACGTTAATAGTATGGGTGATGAAATAGAGAATGACTTATCTGTTATTGAGAATAAATTATTGTTTGAAACTAACCAGGAAACAAGAAGACAGCTACTAAATACTCAGTCTAAATTAAAAGCTCAACAAATTAAAAACATATCAAGACAGTATAATATTATAAGTTTATTTCCTGCTCTTGAAGGATCTGAAGATGCTAAGAAAAATAGAAGAGAGCAATATATAATAGACCAGAGAAACGGAGATGTTTCTGGAGGGTTTGGAGATGCAGTTTTATTACCTGCAGCAGACGCTGCAATAAAATTTTTTGGAGGCATTTTATCTGCTATACCATCTTGGGTAGAACAAGGAGGTAATTTAGCTGGACTTGAAATGGGAACACTTAGAGCAGTAAACGAAACTATTGACTCTATGCTTAACAATGAAGTTGGTCCATTATCAGTTGTAGACACTTCAACAATTGAAAGAAGAACTGTAGAAAAATTAAAGCCCGTTACTATTAATTGGAAAGGAAAACCTTTGCAAGTAGGTATTACTCCAGAAGGAGATATTATAGATACAAATACAATGGTTTCAATGGCTGGTATTTTAACTAATGATGAGGTTAAAGAAGTAAATGAATTAGCAAAAAAAGTTCCAAACTACGAATATGAATGGTCAGCAGGATCTGTTACACAAGGTTTAACTGGTACTGCTGTTAATTTAATTGGTTTAATAAGAGGTGGGAAATGGGCAACCAAAGCTATTCAAAAGGGAATAAAAAAAGCTGGCTTAAAAAGCACAGTCCCTGGTGGTTTAGGAATGGGTGCAGTTTCATATATGTCTACTGTTGCTGGTGAGGTTAGTGATATTAAAAACCAATTAATGGAAGCTGGTGTGCCAGAAGAAGAGGCTATGTCTAGGGCTATAATGTATGGTAATGGTAGAGCTAGCTTAGATGGAATATTTTCAGGACTAGCAGGTGGAAACACAAAGCTACTTGAAGCTACAAAGAGCTTTCCAAAAATACTAAAAGACTTAGCTTTAAAACCTAAAACAGTTGTTAGTAGCAAAGTGTTTCAAGACAAATTAAAAGACTTAGTTAAAGAAAACGGTAAAGAACTTTTTGTAGAAGAACTACCTGTTCTTTTTACGGGAAATATACTTAATGGATTAGCAAACGATGCAGTGGGACGTGAGATTTTAAATGAATCTACATCTGATAGAGATATTTTAGAAACGGTTATACTTACTATTGGGGCAACTTCAGGTATTGGTTCTAAAAAATTATTATCTAATAACAAAAGAAAAGATTTAGTTAGAGCTGCAACACAAAGCACTAACATTGAAAAAGATATTGCTGAGTTAGTTAACTCTGGTCAAATGTCTGTAGCAGATGCAAAATCAGTTTATCAAGAAATATATAATATGCAAACTGCTTTGAACCAAACACAAGGTTCAGTAGTTATGAGTGGAAACCAAGAAGAAGCTGCTGCTCTTTTAAATCAAAGAAGAAAGTTGATGGATCAGAGAAGTAATTTAGAAGGTCCGTTAAAAGAAGATATAGATAAAAAGATTGAAGATGTTGATAAGCAGATAGAGATTTTAAAAGAAGAAGATACTGCTCAAGCTATAGAAGCTTCTGGAGGAGAAACAACTACAGATGTTAATGTAACTAAAGATGATGCTTTAGCTTCTTTAAAAGCAGAGAACGAGGTAAGATTAAAAGCAAACCTACCTGCTATTATAGAGTCTGAAGAGAATATTTTAAAAGAACAAGATAAACTAATAAAAGAAAAACAAGATGCCATTCAAGAGTCAAAAACAGAGGAGCAAGTGCTATCAGATGATGGCGGAAGCAAAGAAACAGGGGAAACCGATAAAGTGGAACTGCAAGGAGTGGGAAAAGGAGACACACGTCAAACTACCGTCACTGATGAGAAAACGCTAACTCCAGAACAACAAGTAAAATCTGATGAGTTAAATAAAAAAAGAGACGAAAAGATAGATCAAGAGTCTCGTAGGTTTGTAGTTCCTGGAACAAAGATACAGGTACAAATGAATGCTGACGGTACTGCTAATCCAGTTGCTTTAAAAGAAAACACAGATAAGCCAGTAAATAAATCTAGTCAAGCAAAGGCTAACAAAATGATATTAGAGAATGTTATTGATGTTAATGCTGGTGATAAATTAGATTTAGAAGGTAACACCAATTTAACTGAACAACAATATTCTGAAGCTGTTGCTGACAGATCTAACAATATAAAAGAGGTTGCCGAAACACTTGACGCTGAAAGAAAAAAGAGAAAGTCTAAAACAAAAGAAGAGAAGGAAAGGTTAGTTGACCCTTTAGATATAAAAGGAAAGATAGGTAAAATTACTGAAGCAGACTATATTAAATATGGTGACAGAAATAACATTACTTCAGCAATGAAAAGGTTCTGGTTTAAAAACAAAAATAAATTTGGACAAAGCCCATCTTCTGATTTAGATACAAAAGTTCAAGAGCTTGATGGTTATACTTCTGAGAACGAAAGTCAATACATACAAGATGTTATAGATTTTATAACGGCTAACCCTACTGGTAAATTAGATATTGAATCAGGCGTTTCTCAAGTTGAAAAAGACTTAGAGGCTAAGTTTGAGCAGTTAACTGGTTTAAAACCAACTCTTGTTAATATTAGAACTGTAAATAATATTGATCCCAACAGAGAGCCTATTAGTGAGACTGAAAAGAAAAGTAAAGATGTATTACAAAAAGAGGCTTCTGAACCTGGTGTGTTTGGAAAAAAGAAAGGTCCTTCACCAGATAAAATATTAGGCAAAAATAAAAAGAAAATTAACAATGTTGATGAAGCTGCAGCTCTTAAAGACCAAATAAAACTTGAAGTTAAGGCAGCTAAGGATTCTAAGAAAGATCAAACTACTAGAAGAAAAGCCTTATCAGATGCTATAAATAACTTAAAAGATGCTGGTACAATAAGTCTTGATAAAGCTAAAAGTTTAATTAAAAAAATATCAGGTGTTAATCTTAATAATTCTAGAGCAGTTGCACAAGTACTTGATTATGTTACTAAAGTAAATAACGATGCTGGTGCAGTTAAAAAATTAAAAGATGCTGACAATTTAAGAAAAAGAATTAAAAGACAATTAAAAAACAAAAAAGCAGAAGGTACAGTATCTACAGCAGTAGAGGCATTTTTAAAAATAGATCCTAACTTAGTTAATGATATAGATGCTTACAATGCTCAAGCTAAAATAGTTTCAGAAGGTTTAAATAAAACTAAATCTACTAAAGATGGTGGTGTAAAAGTTGCTGAAACTGTAGATATAAACGCAATAAACGAGTTTACTGAAAAAGCTAAAAAAGAACAAACTAGAAAACTTGATAAAGCAGCAGCAGAATCTTTTAGAGATTTAACTGGTCTTAATTCAAATCAGTTTACTCTTGAAGAAATGAGAGCAATAATTTCCGAACAAAAATTTGATGACTCTGGAAATATTAAAGGCGATAAAGGTGTTAAGGCTGATTTAGTTAAAAAAGGAATTAAAAAAGCTTTTTCTGTATATCAAGGTATTGTAGATGGTATGATTAATAATAAGGTTGATCCATTTACTGGGGAACCTATAAACCTTTCAAGTAAAGATTTAAATACTATTAAAAAGTTTATGAATATAGACTTAGACTTGTTGACTAATAAACAAGCTATGGAAGTATTAGATGCTATGGTAAATTTCTCAACTAATCCTGGTGCAACTGGTGGTATGGAATCTATGATTGCTATGGATAAAGGTAATAAAGGAACTGTTGAGGCTTTAAAACAAGACCTAATAGGTAAACCTCTAGGTACTGTAGTTAATAAATGGGCAGTAAAAAGCTGGAATAATTTTTTAAGTTCTTTACCTAATTTAACTATAAATGTTTTTGGTGGACAAAGTAGAGCTAGGTTATTTGATAAACTTTCAGGATTTAGTTTAATTAAAAACGGAGCAGCAAAAGCAGAAAAAATAGCAAATGATATTGCTTCTGATTATGAAAGTAAATTTATTCAAATTAATGAAAAAGGTTTTATAAAAGGAATTATAGCAACTGGTAAAGAAATAAAAAACATTGTTAAAGATCAAACTAAAACAATGCCTAATGGTGAGAGGTTTGATAGTGCAGCAAATGACACTGAAAGAGGTTTGTTTGCTTATATGAGAAGAACTATTAATGGAACTAAAGCAGAGCAGAAAGCTGAGTTTAATAGACGAAAAGGTTTAGTAGAGAAGACAATTGAAAGATTAGCTAATGTTGATCCTAAAAAATCAGAGTTGTATCAAAACGCTTATGATAAGCTTGTAAAGGGAAGTGATAATATAAATGATATTGATGGTAAAGTAGATCCTATTAATAAGGAAGCAGTAGAATGGATGACTGCTGAATGGTCAAAACTTAGACCTGAACTAGAAAATACTTCTTTAAATGTTTACAATAGAACATTAGGAAAAGATTTAAACTATAGTCCTGATTCATTTAGTAAAATTGAAGCTAGCGAAACAGAGGCAGAACTAGGTGAACCAGTCTTTAATGGAACAAGAGAAAATATATATGATAAAGAAACTGGAGTTTTAATGGAAAAAAGACCTGGTAATAATTTACCTGAAGGTAGATTTTTAAATCTGGGATTTGATTCTAATAATATAAATAGTTTAAAAGACGCAATTACTGATGTAGAAACAGCACCTGGTGTTCAACAATTAAAAGCTTTTGTAGCTAATCCTAATTATAAAAAAATTATACCTACACTAGAAGATAGAAAGTTGATGAATAATAAATTCAGAACATATATTAATGCTAAACGTGGGATTTCTAATACAGATAAATTAAGTGAAGGGACAAAAACATTTCTTACTACAATTAATAAAGTAGCTGGTCTTGCAGTTTCTAGAGTTTTGGGTGGACCTACTCAAGCTTTAAAACAATTAACTCCTATTGTTAATACAATGAGTAACTTAATAACAGATCCTAAAGCGCTTATAAGTGGACTTAAATTATCAGCAAATACAGATGTTAATTCTTGGTTAAATAATTCTGGGTTTGCAATCGCTAATCGTGGGATACAATCTATAACTAACTTAAATGGTTTAGATAATAAAATTAGTCAAGCAATTGAAGGTAGTGGGTTTGTTAAAGGAGGGAAAAAAGTTTTAGGAGTTATTGATACACTTCAAAAAAGTTGGCTTCAAAACTTTTTAGTAAAACCAGATGCGTACGCAGCCAGAGCTTCTTGGATGGCTTACTATGTTTCTGATTTAAAAAAACAAGGTATTGATCCAGCTGGTATAGATTGGAAAAATCATAAGCCAAATCAAAGAGCGGGTGAATATGCACAACAACAAGTAGATATACAACAGAATACATCTGATCAAGATTTACAGGGAGAATTGTTTTCAAGTAAAAACCCTGGTAATCAAGTTTTAAGAAAAGTAGCATTTCCTTTTGCTAACTTTTTATTAAATCAAAAAACTAGAATGTATACTAACACTAATACTTTATTAAGAAAAGGAAGTACTGTAGAAGATAGAGTAGCCGCAGGAAAATCATTAGTTGGTTTAGGTGTTGAGACAGCTACATTTAATGCTATAGGATTAATGGTTACACAATTGTTAGCTGGTCTTTCTTTTGAAGATGAGGATGATAAAGAAAAAGCATTAGCAAATAGAGTTAAAGGTAGAATTGGTAATGTAGTAAAAGATGTGATGTCACCCATACCTATATTAGATGATACAACTATTGGAATAGCTAATAAAGTTTTAGCATTATTTCAAGATGCTGAAGATCCAAAAGATGTTTATCAATTATTTGTTAATGATAAAAGAACTTTGAATCAAATGCTTGGTACTATAGGTATTCCAATTACAAAAGGAAAAGAATTGCTTGATATGATGGAGATGAGTATTGATGGAACATATAAAAATAAATATTCAGGTAAAGAAACTAAGTTAACATCTAATGCTCAAGATAAAATGTCAACTCAAACTGCATTGTATTTTCTTTATTTGCTTGGATTAGCTCCTAGTGAAGTTGGGTCAGTTGTAAACTACAATGTAAAAGCTTTAAAGAAATTAAAAGAACCTAAAGTTGTAAAAGCTATACCTTTTAATAAACCTAAGCCTAAAAAGAAACCTAAAAAGAAACCTAAGAAAAGAAAATCTATTAGTAGACCATTATTGGATAATAATTCTAAAAGCAGTGGAGGTCTTTTGGGTGGAAGCTCTAAAAGCAGTGGAGGATTATTAGATTAATTTAGGTTTGTTTTGAATGAATCTCAGCGTGACACCTGGAACAAACAACAATACATTTGTCTATTTCTTTTTTAATAGCATCTATTCCATTGCCTCTAGCAATACCATTGCTGACTGAAAAGCTTTTATTATTTTTTGTGTGATGAAATTCTAAGGCTCTGCTAGAAAAATTTTTATTAGTTTTTTTTGAATACCCACAAACACTACAAGCAAGTTTCTCTTTGTATTCTCTTAGCCAAATCCTTTTGTTTCGCCTCCTTTGTTTTTTAAAAACAAGAATACATTTTTTGCATTCAGTTCTAAAATATTTACCGTCTTTATTAAATTCTGTTATTGGTTTAGAGACTTTACACTGCTTGCATATTCTAACTTGTTCATTAGAACTCATCCTCAGTTAGTTTTTGAGTGTCTCTTAGTACTGATATTAAGTTTTTTATATTTGCATTTAAAGACTCAGTGTCTTCATCCATAAGAGATTCGTAAATTTCGTCAGTTAACTCATTAATATTTGACATCAACATATTAATGTAGTTTATGGCGTTCTGACTGTTTTTATTTACTGGCATTTTTTACAGGTTCTCTCAATCTACAAAAAAATACAGTTTTTTAAATAAAAAGTTATTAACTAGTCAAGAGCAGTAATAAGGCTTTGTCCTACTTTTTTATCTATTTTACAAATAGCTTTGTAAATTATTTTAGACTTTCTTTTTGTTTCTTCAACCTCTTTTTTTGTAGAATCTTTACCTAAATTTGTATACATATAACAATCTATTCTGAAAAGCTCATCAATTTTTTTACTATTAGTCCAAGAACTGAACTCAATAATTTTTTCTAAATCTTTAAATGTGTATTCCATTTCTTTCTTTTTTTAATGTTAATAACTCTTTTTCTAAGCTATCTATTTTTTCTAATAACAATTGTTTTTCTGACTTTAGATTTAAAACCCTATCACTCACACGATTAAATAAATTAGACACGTCTGGATCAGATTTTATTAAAAAATCAACATTTCTTAATCCGTGTAGTACTGTTGCGTGGTTTCTATTGCCTGCTAATTTTCCTATTTTATCTAAACTTAAATAATGATAGTTTCTTAAAATGTGATAATATATTCTTCTAGCATCAACATAATTTCTTTTTCTAGTGTTTTTTAATATATTGTCTAAACCGCTTTCTTCTTGTATTATGTTTTTTATATCATCAATATTTGTTTTTTTGTCTTTAGCTTCAGGAACAACATAGTGTCCTATAAAAAGATTATAGTCTAGTTTAGTATATTTCATCCTTTATATATTTCAGTTATTACTCCGTGTTTTTTTAACTCACTTAATCTGTATTTTTGTATTGCAGATAAAACCCCATTAGGTTTTTTTATTTCAGAAAACAAAACTTTACAGTCTGGTGGTATAGCTACAAGATCAGGTATACCATTTTTGTTAGTTTTTATAAGCTTGATAACATAATATCCATCAGCTTCCAACTCTTTAATTCTTTTTGCCTGTATTTGTTGTTCTGTCATTTGTTTTTTGCTGATCATAATCATACATAAATCCAATAGCTACGATTAAATTCATACTTAATGATGATATAATTTCTATGAAGTCGTGAAAATTATGTATTGATAAATGTATGTGTCCGACTACCCAAAAAGGTATGGCTAAATTTTGGCTTATCCAAATTAATAAAAATTTTATAAACTTCATAAACCAATATACAGTCCGTGACTTAATCTTTGTATAAGTCCGTCTTTAACATTTCTTTTAAGTATATCAGACAATGTTCTATCAACTATATCTAGTTTAACAGCATATTGCTTTATATCTTTTCTTCTTAGTGGTTTTTTAGTTGAATTAATAAATTCAAGGAGGTTTTTTTCTCTAACCAAATTGTACTTGTAATCTTTGTAATCCATTGTATTTAATTTAAAGTTAATAAATCTCTTTTAAAATGTTTTAAAGTATAATCCTTTTTTTTACTTACTGACTTATAAATATCTGGTTCGATTCCTCCTTTTGTAAAAACCCAAACCACTTTATTCTCTAGTCTATTTTTAGTTGTCATTCTGTCTCTTGATTGCCAATAACTGGTGGCACTAAAATCTATATTGTAATATAAAAGTATGTCTGCTTTTCTCAAACTTATACCTTCTCTTCCTGAGACAATTTGCAAAGCTATAGATTTATTCGTGGTATCAAACGTTTCAAGATCAGTACATATATTCTTACCATATACTTTTTTTATAGCATTAAGTTCTTCTTTAAACTTATAAAATATTCCTATTTTTTGAGAACAGAAGTTGTCATAAATAAATTGAGCTTTAAAAGTATCTAACACCATAGACTTACCACTTTCAAACTTAACAGTTCCACTATACATTTGGTGTAGTTTTTGCATTAGCTTTACTCCAGTGTCAGCAAGAATAACATCTTCCTTGCCCTCAATAACTAAATCTTTTTTTAATTTACTGCAAAGATTCATAATCATATCAGGAGCATTAACATAAATAATGTCTTCGTTTATCTTTGATTTAAAACCTGCTTCTCTTTGTGTATAAGAAATTGTGTATGGTTTCATTTGATCCAGGATGCTTTGTTTTCCTGTTGAGTAATCATTTACTATAAACCCACCTATTCTTTTTGTTTTAGGAACAACATAATCTTTAGCAAACTTATAAAAGTTTGTGTATTTACTAAATGGACTTTTTATTAATCCATAAACCTGATGGTACATTTGACTAAATGATTCTGGAGTAGGAGTTCCAGATAAAAATATAACATAAGGATCATTTTTTATTATTAACTCCTTTACTTGTTTTGCTCTTTTACTTGGTTTAGGGAACGCACCCATACTGTGTGACTCATCACAAATTATTGCACTCCAACCACGTTGGTCTATCTTATGAAGGGATTCGTAGTTTATTACAAGCAGTTCGTAGTAAGGTTTTAGCATTTCAAAATCTTTGTAAATACTAGTAATTGCTTTTTTCTTTGTAATAAATAATACTTTATTTATATTTTTTATCTTATCCAGGATGCCTAATGAAGTAAGAGTTTTTCCTGTTCTAACCTCCATAGATAAGTATATAAATTTTTTTTCATTTATTATTTCTAATGCTTTATTTATAATATTAGATTGATACTTTCTAAATTCCATAATTTAAAATTTTTACTGATGCCCATTGTTTTGGCAATAAATAAACCTCCTTATTTATTTTTGGAGATTCAGTAAAATACGTTGTTGGAGGGCAGTTCATATCTTCTGTAGTCAATACATTTATATCTATATCGTTTAACCAGAATATATAGATTCCCGTTGGATCTTGTACAAGATAAAACTTATGCTCGTATTTTTTGAACGAGGTTTCCATAAGCCATTGATATTTTTTTTTCTCCAACATCATATCTTCGTAATGTGTTGTTCTGAATTTCATTTCCATAATACAACCGTTACCTTTTCTGGTGTAACCTATGGCATCATAGTGTTCGTAATCCATACCTGCGTGAGATAAATTCCAATCATAGATTTCATTGAGAAAATTTATAACGGCTATTTCTTTTTTATGAATCTTGTCAATCATTTAAGTCGTTTTTTATTTTTAATAATACGGCGCATCTTTCATATTCCTCTGTTTCCTCAAAATATGCTATTAAAATATCTATAGATGATCTTTTTACTTTTTTACTTATATCGTGAATAAAGAACTCTATATCTGTAATTACTATGTCTTCAATTTTTATGTCATTTACAATAACATCGTAAGAATTTAACATAGCCCAGTGTAACTCCTCATCATCATACTCATCAAAAACACCCTCGAAAGGATCATATTTATCCATAGTTTTCTCGCAGGTATTTGTAGACTTCTGGCAATTTCTCCATTGCTTTTTTCTGTGATTTATATTCTATTTTACCTAAGTGTTCTTTACTATATAAAGTAATGTTTTTTTTTGAATCATAAAATTTATCCTTTCCATTTGTTGATATTCCTCCTTTTCTAATTGCTATTTTATAGTGTATTGTATTTATTGGTTTTATATAAACTTGCCAATCATTGTCAATACACCATTTAAAATCAGAACTCCAACTCATCTGTAGGTTTTACTTTTATATTTTTATCAGTATATATTATCATCCATTTTCCGTTCATATCTCTGTCTTCCATTGGCTCTATACCTGTTATAAAAATAGCAAAAGCTTTTAACCATTTATAAAACGCAGTCCTGGATATTGTCATTTTTGCTTTTGGAGCATAATCAGGATTGTCTTGAATGAATTCTAAATATAATTCATTTTTATAAATTTTTTCGTCAAATTTTAAAGAATCGTGTTTTGAAATTCCGTCTATTAAACCACACCATTCAATAAACTCGTGACAAGTTTCTGCTGATAGTTTTCTTATTGATAAGTTTTTAAATTTAGATTTTAATAATCCATTTTTAAGATAAAACATTAAATTTTCTACCATATAATTATCAAATATACACCACTCCTCTTGAGACCATTCTGAAAATAAAAGCTTTCCAAACTCTACTAGTGGTGTAAAATCTTTTGTATAGAATTGTTTAAATTCTAACTCCCATTTTCTTCTCTCGAATGAATTACCCTTACCTTTTATTGCGTAGTTTGTTGTGATTGCAACCTTTGGAGATTTATTAAATGGTATCTTGATTGCATCTTTATTTTTCTTTTCAAGTGTTAATCCTTCCGTAACGACACTAAATAATCTTTCAAAATCAAAATGTTTTTTGACATCATCAAAACACAATACTTGTGTGTCGGCTGATACAAGCTGATATGCAAATGATTTTTCAAAATTAAAAGCTTTACCATCGATTACAACTAATTTTTTCATTTGGTTTATGGCATTCATAAACAAACCTTTACCCGTTCCACCTTCAGGATTCTCAGAGATAACCTCATCGTTTAAAATAACAGCAGGACAATATGAAAAATTCTTATATGCGTGTAACAAATAACCTATAGTACTTTCCATAGACCTTATAGTTAATTTGTCGCCTCCTGCAATATTACTGATAAATGTTTTGTAGTCACATTCATAGGTTTCACAAAGATCAAAGTCTCTATCTATTACCTGGTCTTTCCAAACGTAACCACCTAAATCTAAATAATCAATAGCAATTTTTGTGTCTTTTTGAACTTTAACTGCACAGTTTCTGTAATATAAGTAGGCAGTATTTTTGTCATCTTCTATAAAATAAACATCTACTGTTCCAAGCAGAGATAAAAATTCTTCTCTAAAAAATCTTGTCTTGTCTGCAAAATAATTATATACAGACATATCATCTAATACCTCTAAATATCCCAAAACAAAATCTTTTATCTCTTCTTCGTTTGTGTGGTCTATTAAATTATTAGTTACTCTTACAAAAATAAAGTTTTTACTGCCTTCTGGAGCATACTTATAAAAACCATTATCCTCTAGGAATTGTCTAAAAAGATAGTGTATTATATTTATTACACCTTTTTCGTTTTTAGTCCAAAATCTTTTATCGGTTTCATCTTCCTCGATTGTGTGAATCACAGAGTCAATAACTGCATCTTCAATATTTGATTCAGATAACTGAAGACGAATTTCTTTTTTTGATACTCCACGTTTGAGTTTCATTCTTACTTGATTTACCTTATCTTCATCTTCATAATATTTAGATCCGAAGTTTTGAGTGTGTAAGTATGCAGAGTTTATTGTGGTCTTAATTTCAGAGGCTGAGAAGTCACTTGATTCAAAAGATGACATAATGTATTCAGCTAATGATTTATTGACTCCATAGTCGTTAAAAGCAGCCGCAAGTACATAAACATTATTGTTTCTTTCGCCACTTTTTAATCCATACTTTTTATCCCACCATTTCATAAGTATATCTACAATTTTATTTTCATCTGTGACAGGTATTGTAGGTCTTGCAGTGTATTTGTCTACAGGTTTATATTCTTGTTCCTCAATTTTTTTCCAATACTGAGAGTTTTCATTTAAATAAAGAAGAGGGTCGTAAGACTCGTAACAAACTCGTGATATGTTTTTAGATGTTTTGTCAAAGTAATCTGACTTAAAATATTTTTCAAGAGATAAAAAATATAGTTTATGATTTTCAGGTTCTTTAGGTATTTTTACTAATGCTTTTAAACCATTACCACTAGGTGAAACAAAAACAGAATATACATATCTATCTTTAGATAATCTTTCTTTTTCAGAAATCATATCTTTTTTTGTATTGTAACCATCAAAATCTAAGCATATAAAACCACTATGCTCTAATATTGAATCATCTGCTCTTTTTTTAAATGTTCCTGAAAAGCAAATAGCAGGTAAGTTTTTTTTAAGCTCTTGTCTTACATTTTTATCTTTTTCTTTTCTTATTTGCTTTATAAGTTCTTTAGACTTACCATCTTTTATCCTATCCAGGATAGAGTTCAATTCTCTATAAAAAGGAGTCGAGGTGTCCTTAATATTTCTAAATATTGTTATTTTACTTTCTTCCATTATGTTGATTTTGTGATCCTATATATATATATATAGTTTTTTTAATTATATTTTTTTATTTGCCACATCTAAGGGAAAAAATTAACATTTCTAACATAGATAAGGCAAAAGAAAAGGGGAGTTGCCTCCCCTATACTTAATAGTATACCTCTAATTAAAAAGGTAAATCTGCAGTTTTCTCTTCCTTTGCAACAGGCTGATCCTCTTGTTTTTTAGGTACAAAAGTATCTAGTTCAACATAAGGTTTCCCTGATTTTGCCGTAAGTACATTTAAATTTACCCAACCATTTTTATGATTAGCTTTTAAAAATGTAATAGCTTCTTCAACTTTTACGCTGATGTTACCGATTACGAACTCTGGTGCGTTTTCTCTTCTTTTGAAAAGAAATCCGTCTGCAAAAATTTTGTCTTGTGACATAATATAAAGTATTAATTTTGAGTGCTTAGTAGGAGAAGCACATCTGACTCCTTTTTTATAAATCCTGTATAGTTATATGTTGAGATATTTCCATCTCTGCATTTTCTGTAAAAAAGTTATTGTAAATTTCAATAGCTTTTTGAACTTTAGTTCTCCCACCAATTAAAAACTCTTCAGTAGGAGTAAAAATACCTAATCTTCCAGAAACCTTGCAAACTACATAGAAAATTACAGGCTTACCAAATATCTGTTGATATATGTAGGCTTGACTATCGTAATTATAATCACGAGAACTCCACTTAAATTTATCTATGTTTGATGTTGTTTTTATATCAATTAAAATATCAGGTGTTATAATATCTGCTTTGCCCTTCCATTTCAATCCAAAAAGTTCAGTAATTCCTGGTACTTCATATTTATTTAATGGATTAAATATATCAGAATAAAACCTAAAGTTTGATTTCACTTTGTTTATTAAAAAATCCAAATGATCTTGCTCTTTTTTAAGTAATAGAATTTTACCTTCTTCAGCCGAAGCTTCTTTATATAATTTTGTAGACCTAGTTGATGAGTCTATAATATTAAACATTCCTACTTTTTCTGGCTCTAATATTGAAACGTGAAAATATCTACCTGCAACCATTGGTACAGTTTCTTCTTTTCCTTTCCCGTATTTGTGTGGCTCTTTTAATAAAGTCCATATGTCAGAGTTTGACATATATTGTTTGCCAAACTCTCCATAATATTCTTCATCGTTCTGTAATTTATCTAATATCTCTTTTTTAGTTAGCATAGTAAGAATTTAATTCTTTCTTATTAGATGCAGGTATCGTAAATCTATCTTCTAGATTTTTTATAAGTTGAGCAAAAGGAACTGTCTTGTTACTTTTTATGTAAGAAACACAGTCTGCCCAATTTTTATGAGTCTTCTTTAAAGATGGCTTAACACTTTTCTTTACAGGTGGCTTTTCTTCAGAAACATCAACTAAGTCTTCTCCTGCCCATAATGATAAACCTAATCCGTGCATTCCTATAGCTTTTACCATAGACCTTTGTATCGCCTTGTTTACATCAAAAGATGTTACACTTTCTACCTTTATAGACCTGTTCTGATGATTCATAATAGGCAAGTAATCAATATGCTCTACTCCTCCAATAGTTACGCCAACTTTTACATAAGCAGTGTTTCCATCTGTAAAGTAGTTTAAACCTGTATGGTCTGATTCGTATACTTTTCTGTTTGCATCTGGGTACTTGTCTTTTATAATCGCCCAAGCATATGCCCAAGACAAATAATCAAATCTTCCCTTTTTTTCAATCTTATCCTTAACATTAATAGATGCTAATGCTTTGAATGTAGTCATAGTTTTTGTCATAATTTCTCTTTTTTAATAATTTGTGTGTATTTTTTTATAATGTTATCTCTCTTTTGTTTTAGGTAATCGTAATGTTTTTTATTATTTCTTTGATTTACCTCGTTCTGTATTTTTTGTGTAATAGTGTCAATTTGTTCTTTGTAAGTTCTTTTTAATATATGGAATACACCATTGATAAACCCCTTATCTAAAAAATAAATATAATCATCATAGTCTATCTCCTTATAATTTAAGCTACCTTTTTTTGTGTTGTATATTTTTATTCCATCAGCAGAGTTAACGATCTTTATACCCTTAAATAGTATAGAGTCATTATGTTTGGTTTTTATTTTTATGCTTTTAGAATCTAAATCAGCTTCTTCCCAGACCTTATATAAACTATCTAAAGGGCTTAACAACATTGCTCTGCTTTTTCTAAACATTTTGAAATAAAAGATGTAACATCTCTATCTTTTTCAAAGTCAATAGTGTTTTGTACTATATGTACACCTTGTCTTACGTTTTCGTAAGTTGTGCTATAACCCTTGTTGTCCATAAGTGAAACAATTTGATTTATTGTCATTGGTCTTTGGTAACATAAATTATAAAGCATCTGTCTTGCTTTTGCTAACTCTCTTTTTCTTGATGAAGAAAACAATTCGTTTTCACTTAAATCTAATCCATCACAGATGAGTTTAACATACATATTAAATATTCCTTTTTTCATTCTTTTTTTCTGGTTTAAATTCGTAATTATACTGCTGACCTAACATCGTAAAATATTCTTTCCATAAAAACTCTGTTGGTATTTGTGTTAAAGGTTTAGCATCTTGCTCTTCCTCTCTTGTTTTGATAAATTGTTCGCTTGATTTTCCCATTTGATTATAATTAATTTGTGTTTGTAAAAATAACTAATTTAAAATTAATATGCAAGTAATTATTACTAACATTACTACGGCTATAAACATAACTTTGTATGATTCTTCCATTTTTTTAGGACTTCGCCCTTGATTGCTTCTGTACTGTCTAATTTTTTTCTTTATTTTTTTCATATTTAAATTGATCTAATTTTTGTTGTAACTTTCTGATTAAAGTAAAGTCTGGTCTTAATTTTAATTTTTCAAATAAAATCTGTTTTATTATTTTTTTCATTCTACTAAGCTTATTATTACGTTAGTCCATTTACCACCCTTTTTAGATTTGTTTACTAAAAAGTCTATTCTACTTATCCACCTCTTATTCATTCTATCCTCTATTGTCCAGACTCCATTCATTTCTTCTGCGTTTTCTACAAGAATCTTTTCGCCCATCTTAAAACCTAATTGCTCTAAGTCTCTGCTTACTGCCACCCATCTATGTCCCTGTGGGTTGTCTTCGTTTATTTTCTTTCCACTAGCAGTAGTTAAATAGTCTGCATTACATTGTTCTGGAGTTGCGTGGTATATTGTAGCCGTTACTAAAAAACCTTGTTCTTCGAAGTCGTATAAAAAAAGTGCCATAATTAATAGTATTGTTTTCATATAATTTCTATTTATTAATTTATTGATTAGCAACTAGAAAAAGAATCGAACCTTTTTTACTCGTCAGTAAGTTTCGCCTCCGTACTTAAACGTGTGGCTTTTCCAAACCTAGTTGTTGTTTAATTATTTTTATTTTCTTGTGCATATTCCCAGACCTGCGTATGTATGGCATCATCTACCCAATCCCAATAAAAATCTGTTATGTCCATTCCGTTTAAACTTACCTCCAGAATTTCCATATCGTTTTCTGGAGGGTTGTTATAATCCCCATCGTTCCAATAATATTCATAGTATATTTCTAATTCATAATTATCATCAGTAACTACATAAGTTCCTTTTACTTTCATAAGTGTCCACCTATTTTTAATTCATCACATTCATATCTCCATTCTGTTTCTGACTCAGGCTCATTCATTCCTTTATAGTCATCTAATCCATTACCATAAACAAACTCAGATTCATTTAACTTATTTTCAATATCATCAATCCAATCTTCCTCTTTGTAAATTATAAATTCATCTATACTTGTATATTTTCCGTTGTCTAATCTATAATGATCAAATTCATCTTCATCAATCTCAATTTCTATCTCAGCAAATTTATGATAGACTTGTCTTTGTTGTATTTTTACTTTCATAGTTCTTCGTTTTGAATATTATCTGCATACCTTATCGCAAAGTCATCTGTATTTGGTTTGTTTACAGAAACACACTTTCCGTAGTTTCTCCACCATTCTAATTTAGTTTTGTGTCTTGACTCTATCTCTATATTTATTTTATAAATAAGATCGAGTGCTGAATTCCTTTCGCCTATTAATTGAGAGGTTTTTACTTTCTTTATATCCTTGTCTGATAAATACATAGTCTATTGTATTAAAATATTATTTTGGTTTTCTATTGTTCCGTGTTCTGCCTCTGTTACCCATTTCCTAGCAACATCTATACTTGGTGTATATCGTTGTTCGTTTGGCATTTCGCCCCCATAGTAAAGCGATACTTTAAAAATTTGTGGTTTCATATTATATAGTTTTAATTATTGTCTTTTTCTATTCTTTCAATCTCTTCTATTTCTTTTTCAAACTTATCTAAAGAGATTTCTATTTCTGCTTCAGAACAACAATGACCACTACTTAATATGTAGTTTCCATAATCATCGTGTTCTATGATTTTTACAATACTATCTTCCACATAACCAAGATGCTCATAAAAGTTGTCTATTATTTTAACCTTTGTGCCTATTTTAATCATAGGTTCTTCACAACAAGGGCAATTTAAATTCTGTGTCATATTATATAGTTTGTTTGTTCCACACATTTAGTGTGTTGTTAATTAATGTTTCGTACTCATCAAATTTGTCATTATAAAAATCTTGTGCTTCTTCGGAAAACACCTGAACGCTTTTTTCTTCCCAAACTCCGTGTCCGTATTCTTCTACCCAAGTGTCTGCTCCAAAATTCATTTCCGTAATCTGTGTAGCCATTTCATCTACACATTCAAGAAATTTACTATCGCTTACTAATATTTTATTATTTTGCATATTATATTTTATTTATTCGTTACACATTTTTTTGTATGCTTCGTGTTGCTCTATAAAATTTTCTTTATAA